TCGTAAAATCCTACGCCATCATATTTCCAATCAACACCAGCAAAGTTTTTTCGCAAAGCCTTTGTCTGGTCAGAGGATGGGTTGTTGCTGTTAGGTTCGTAATGAACGCCACCCCTAGTATTATATGAACACTTTATCCAATCCCCTGCAGATGTATCGACAAAGGTCTCAAAAAAATCTGCTTTAGCTACAATAACATTTGTTACTATTCCATCTAATACTTTTGCATAATGTCCCATTTTATTTTCCTACTAACTTACCGTGAAAGTACCAGAGGACGTAAACTTATGATATGTGTAGCCACCAGATGAAGTTATAGTGCCGCCTGTTGCAGCAGTACCGCCAGCATATCTGATAACAACAACCCCAGAACCACCACCAGCACCAAAACCAGTTGCAACACCGCTTTGACCAGATCCACCACCGCCGCCGCCGCCAGTGTTTGCAGATCCCCCAGTTGCAGCAACAACATAGCCTCTAGCCCCTGTGCCGCCACCACCAGAGCCACCAGCACCACCACTGCCACTGTTGCCATTCTGGCCGCCACCGCCGCCGCCAGCTACGGTTATAAAGCCATTCCAGACAAAACCTGAGCCACCAGCCCCGCCATTATTGCCCGACCCGTTGCTGCCAGCGCTACCTTTGCCGCCACCACCGCCAGCAGCTGTAGAGCCATTTCCTCCTGAGTTACCTTGCCCAGATGTACCAGATGCACCACTACTATATGAGGCATTCGCAGCACCGCCACCGCCTGATCCACCAGATACAGCCTGACCCGCAGGGGTTCCAAGAGTAGCGCCTCTGCCGCCGCCAGTTGCAGTGCCCAGAGATCCCGCAGAGCTATTACTTCCGCTTGATACAGCACCAGAGGATGCTCCACCACCACCAATAACTATAGCGGATGATCCTGATGCTAACGCACCGTTTAATTCAAGAGCGCCACCAGCACCACCACCGCCAGATCGGTTAATTCCTCCTGCACCGCCGCCAGCTACAACCAACACATCAACCGTTAAAAACCCTAAAGAACTCGCAATAGTTGATTGCGTTGTGCTGTCTAAAGAAGCAATGTTCTGTAATTGCCGACTTGAGCTAATTACGTCAGTTCCTTGTATTTCAAGCATATCGACATTAACAACACCGCTGCGAACCTCAAGGCTCTCATTATTACCAGCTACTACCCGCCACTGGTTTGCAGCGTGAAACTGCATGTAGGTGTCAGTGTCACCCGTATGGTATATGGCATTTGCGAGATATATATCGGTTACGTTATTTGGACCCGCAGGGCCTGTAGGGCCAGTTGGACCAGTTGGACCAGTCGGGCCTGTGCTGCCGCCTGATCCAGTTTGGCCCTTTTGGCCCTTTTGACCTTTTTGCCCTACCTCACCCTTCTGGCCCTTTTGCCCTGTTGGGCCAGTCGGACCTGTGGGGCCTTGAGATCCTGTTGGACCAGTTGGTCCCGTATTTCCTGTTGGTCCCGTATTACCCGTCTGCCCTTTCTGACCCTTCTGTCCTTTCTGTCCCTGTGCACCCGTTGTTCCTGTTGGACCTGTCGGGCCTGTTGGTCCTATTGGTCCTGTGGGGCCAGTTGGTCCAGTATTTCCGACCTCACCTTTCTGACCTTTTTGACCAGTCGGACCTGTGGGGCCTGTGGGGCCTGTGCTACCTGTATTACCGACCTCACCCTTCTGGCCCTTTTGACCTTGTGGACCAGTTGGGCCAGTACCACCAGTGGGGCCAGTCGGGCCAGTTGAACCTACCTCACCCTTCTGACCCTTTTGACCTTGGGGTCCATTAGGACCAGTTGGTCCGTTTGGCCCTGTCGGGCCAGTTGGTCCCGTGGGACCAGTAGGTCCAGTCGGACCTTGCAGTGCTGCATTAGCAATGGTCTGTTTTTCCCAGCGAGAAGCCGTGACATCATAAATAGGAATGAGATCAGAACTTGCTGCATCTGTGTTGGTGGGAAATGAAGTAAGGGAAGAGCCCACATTCGAGCTATCTGTTACGTCAGCATTGGTTTCTACGGTATCTAACTTTGTACCGTCAGTTGCGATATCGCGTCCATCTACGGTGCCCGTAACTGCCAAGTTACCCGTAAGCGTGGCACCAGAAGCAGTAGCCGCAACCTTGGTAGAGCCTGCATTCTGCAAGATGTTTAGGTCACTGGCTACCGCACTAATAAAGACAACAGCATTCCCCGCGAGGCTGATGGCATTATCTGAGTTTGAACTCTCTTGCACAGTCCTTGTAAGGGTTGTGCCAGAGGCGGTATATGTACCAGTCCCTATTTCAAAGTTAGTTGTTTCTTCAATGACGTACTGTACTACGTCACCGTTACTAACCCCAGCATCTGCGAAACTCTGAAACCCCGTAGACGCACTGCCAAGAGTGATTGTGCCGGTACCCGTGGTACTGGTTGTCATCTTGGCTCTGTTAAAGAGCTTCGCCATGATACTGCCTTATGTTAGTTGAATGACACCGTTGCTTGGGCTGAAGTCTAAGGTGAAGGTATCACCGTTGTTCAACGTCAATGAAGTGCCATAGTCATAGTACCCAATAATTGGATCTGCTGGAGAAGTAACCGTATCATCAAAGATATAGATGTAACGGAAGGGACCAACAGTACCAGAGGCAGTAAGCGTAAGATCTGCTACAACCAGCTTATACACACCGCCAGACTGGGATGATGAGCTTGTAGTTAGGTTACGAGAAGAACAGTTGCTATAGCTAACCTGTGTAAGATTGCCAACAATACCATTACCATCTGCGGTTGGGTTGCTTGATTCACTTCCCGGTGCAGTATTTGTTAGGGCCACCGCAAGCTGATCGCTTGCTAGATCCATATTGTGGACTGCGTTTACCACAAAATCGTTTACTTTGTTAAAGCTCGCCATTTAGATAACTCCTATCATGCTATGCGAATTATAGCAGATGTGGCATCCGCTACGGGGAATTGTATTTCAAAGGTACTATCACTAGCAACCCTGTCGCTTCCAAAGTCTAACACAGCAACAGCTTTATTGGAAGCACTCGCGTTATAGATCAGCGCCCCCCTTGCTGTAAAGCTTGCGTCAGTCCATGAAATATTATCAAAGTCCACAATAGCCGTTGTGCCAGAGGTCTTTGGAAATGTAGATGTCACTGTCAACGGCTTGCCCCCCGCAGTGTATGCCGTTCCAGTTGTATTAGTTATTTCGTTTGATGTACTATAAACAGTTGTATCCGCACCCAAAGAAGCCGCGCTAGAATACAAAGCTATCCTGAACGTATGTGCATCAAAGTCATGCTCTGCCTTTAGAAGCTCAAGCTTAAAAGACGTACATGTTGTTTGAGTAATCGCCATAATAGCACCTTATTGTTTTTGCCTGATTACGCGACCCACGCGGTAATCCTGAGTGGTTTCTTTTGCTTCACCTAATAGTTTTAAACCCGACAAACTTTCTTGATACCGTTTGTCGTACATCGCCATAACATCTTGCTCGCCCTTCATAAAGATGTACGCCTCAATTAAACATCCATACAAAAGCGTTAACTCCGCGTTTTGACTTAACCAAGTGCTGCCGCTCGCGTCATCAACTAAACTTGTCGGTCGATAAAAATAGTGCAATTACGCGTTTGCGGCAGCGTTTGGAGTGGGCGCTAAAATAAAGTTATCTGTGTTGAAAACAGAATAATACTTTGCGGTGCCCGTTACAGAAGAATCTGGAGTGTAGGTTTGTAAAAAACTAACATCTTTAAATTCAAGAAATTCTTTGCTTCCACTTATCTCTAAAGATAGCGAAAACGGAGCCAAAAAGTCAGTGGGTTTGGCAAGATATTTATTGGATGCAGAAACGTTTCCCGTAACGTTCTTTCTAAAAAAATCTAATTGTACCGTTTTTAAAATGCGTTCTTCGGCAATTTTAATGAATGTGTTTAGATTGTTTACAAACGTAGTTTCACTGTTTTCAGTGTAATCCTGAATCGCCTGCTTCAAGGTAGTTAATGTAAAGCTCATGTTATCACCACCGTAACTGTTCCTACCAAGGCAAATGGGGCTAAAAGATTATCAGGTGACACTCCGGGTATCCCGGCAAACCCTACTGGCGCAAAACCATGTTGGACTGCCCTTTCCTGTACCAGATTTGGCTCTGGTCTAGCGTCTCTCAACGCCTGCGGATCGTTAACCTTTCTAAAAGGCCCTAATTGAGGATGCTTGGGTTCATATTCGTCTGGTCCTACCAGTAAGCCATTCCATTCCCGCTTCATGTCACGATAAAGATATCTCTGACCACTACGATCAGAGATTGCAAAAGCGTGTTTTCCTGAAGCAAATTTACCCATTATCCTGTTCTGTAATACTCGTATCTTGGAACAACATTAAACGAGGAACGATCCCTGTCTTCCGTTGCTGCACGTTCAAACTCTTCTTCATAGACTGCTTTTAACAGTTGCACTCTGTTTGGCGCTCTTTTCAAAGCAATGTAATACGCGAGCCCTGCCGCTAAACAAGGATAAAAACGAAATGGTAAATCCATTGTGTTAGTGTACACATCCGCATCATCTATGCGTGTTAAGGCGTCAAAAATCACTAAATCGGTGGTATTTTCAGGGGTGGGCCAAATCTTTAAGTTTGGCGTAAGCTGTCGATCTAAGAAAAACTGATTAGGTCGTCCCTGTGTTGTTTTTGTAGGAATGTTGAGAAACTCATCACGACTTAAACGTTCAAGAGAGTAATCGGTCCCGTCCCTCCGAACTACTACGGAAAGAACGTCGATGACGTCCGTTCCTAAGTCGTATTCACCGTCGCCAACAACCAACGTTACAGAGCGTTGTTTGATAGTCCACTGGTT